CCCTCTTAGGGAAGTCATTAACACCACGAAGGCAGGCGGTGATGGTCTTCATCTGATGCTCGGAAAGCTGCGTTGCCTCATCAAGGAAGATTACGTCATACTCCACGCCCTGTAATCTATCAAGGTCCTTGTCATTATCGCAATAGGTAAAGTTAATGGTAGAGCCGTTGACGAACTTCAGTACCTTGTCCTTGTCATTGTATTTTGCAATGCCGAGTAACTCTGTGCGAAGTATATTGATGTGGTTATTAATAAGCTCAGGATAGGTACGGCGTACTATAAGGATGCGAATGCCTGCATAGTTTAGAGCCAACAGCTTTGCCTTAGTTCTCACACTCCAAGACTTACCGCCCCCTCTCGCTCCACCAAAGCCTATGTGCTTAGTCTCAGCCTCAAGGAATTGTATCTGCTTTTCACTTGGCGGACTTATGGTTAGTGTTGGCATTGGGTATCATCTCCTATTAAGACTTAACAGCAAAAGTATACTTTCCTGACAATGTACTCCAATTCGCTGCTGATTTATATGCCGCCAAACTCTCCTGAGTCTTGCAATAAAAAGTACAAGTAGCCTTGATGCTATCAAAAGCATTAATATTTGCGAGCGAAGGTGGCACTTCGGGAAGAGTTACACTTTCCAAATTCACACAATAACCAAACGCATTGCCTACGATGGTTTTGATTCCGTTGGGGATAGTCACTTTTACCAAGCCAAGGTTACCATAAAAGGCGCAGCTACTTAGTGTTGATATGCCCTCCAAATCCTCCGCTGTTATTTCTGCAAGGCGTCCCTCAACGAGTCGAGCAAGTCTATTCCTCGGCACACCAATCTCAGGTGCAAGTGCAATAGCATTCTCAACAGCCTCTGCTACCGAATCCTCCACACTTATCTCTACACCGCTCTGAAGGGAATACTCCCTGCCATTGATGGTGATTTCTACCGTGGGATAACCGAATCTTTTGGGAATAATTATGGTTTTCATTTTTGTTTCCTCTGTTATTTACTATATTTTTCGAGGTTGCCCTCAATAGTAACTTTGATTTCCCGGTCCTTATCCTCAGCTTCTGCCTGCTTCTCGAGGTTTCTGATCCTTGCCTCCTGCTCCTTAAGGTCAATAGCAGATTTATACCCCTTAATATCCTTAAGGTCCTTCAGAGCTGATGTAAGCTGCTTGAATGACTGTGTATCAACTACCATAGTCTCCATAAGCTCGGATGCCTTCTCAAGAAGCTTATCTGCAACATCAATAATGTCAACAGCTTTCTTTGCTTCCTTATCGCTGACAGCATCAACTATTTTTGATGTCTTTTTGATGTCTGCCTGCTGTCTTGCCTCTACCCATCCTTCTCTGCCTGCAACCTTAGTAAGAGTAGTAGGCGATACGCCATACTTCTCGGCAAGCTTCCTGTAGCTCGTACCGCCTGCTATATATTCAGCTTTTATGCGCTTCCAATCCACAGAAAGCCTCCTCTCCTTTTGTTGACTATATTCTAAAACACAACATTAAAAAAACTAAATCCCCCCTCTATGAAAAAAAGAAAGAGAGGACCGAAGTCCCCTCTTATCTCACCACTCCTGTATCTTAATACCGTGGAAATATAGCATCATCTTACGCTTCAGGATATAGTCCCTTGTCCTCATACCCTTCGCATCCTCAACAACCTCCTTGCCGGTAGTATTGTCAACGTAGACAAAATCTGCTATGTAAGTAACAGCCTTCTCAATGATCTTGCCTTCAATAGGCTGTCCCTTTTTTCTGCCCTTCTTATAGACCTTGGTACTTTTCTCCCTCTGCACCGGGATAAGCTCATACACCACCTGCCTTCTGAGGTTGCTGATAGCACCGCAGGACTCTAAAAGCTTTAAGTCCATATATCGGTAATATTCTCGCTTAGAATCAAATACCTCGCCACAATACTCAATCTTCTTATTACCGTATTTGTTCATTTGCTCACCTCATACTGTTTATTTATTATTGAGTAGAGAGGGCATTTAGGAAAACCCTTAAAGCTATTACAATGCCTCTCCTTGTGCATCTGAAGCAACTCTCTACGGGTAAAAGACGTCTGAAGGCTACAGGACTTGCAGAATCCCTCACACCTTATCTTGGTCCCCTCCTCCTGCTTATAGAAGGGACATACTACCTCTTTTGATACATAGTTTTGCATACATCATCCCCCTTTATCTCCTATCAGCTCCTCTGCTGAAATCTTAATGGCATAAGCAACCGCCACCGTCATAGTCTTACCCGTAAGAGAGTTGTAATACTTCTTAAGCCTCTCCGCCATATCCCGAACGCCCTGCTCATAGCCTTTCTCGTAGCCATTCTTATATGCCAGCTCTGTAGCATCATACTCGTTCATCTCTGCGTCTCCTGTCGTTATAATACTTCTGCTTAATCTTGTTAAGCCTCAGCCTGTCCAAGGTCATCAGCCTCTTTGTGGCCTTTTCCCTTCCCTCCTGAAGCTCCTCTTGGGTCTTACGAAACCTACAGCCTTTGCACTGCTTTTCCGTAACCGCATAGCACATATCCTCACCGTAGTCAAAAACACATTTACTCATTATCTACGCCCTCCAATATCTCTTTTGCGATTTGGTCTATCGTTCTTGCCACATACGCAGGGTAAATACCGCCCTTTATACAACGCTCTTGGAGTTCGGACTGTATCTTCCTCACGGTGTCGGCTATACATTTTCTTTTTAAGCCACATTCGCCCAGCTCTCCAACAGGATCGTTGTGTCCCAAGACCTCTATTCTTCCGTCAGAATATGCTATATACTGTGGTGTCTTATCCTCAAACTCCCCGAGCTTCTGAATAGCAGCCTTTCTCTGCGCCCTGTACTCATCAAGAGTCTTTGCCTTCTCGATATACTCATACTGTCCGGTCTCTTCGTTAAACTTAGTTAGTCTCATCGGTATACTTCCTCTCAATCTTCTGTAAATCATATATAAGCTTTTCGCATATGCCAGCGCCGTAGAGGTACTTGCCGCGATCATCACGATCCTCGCACATATTTCCCCACGTTTCCTCTATCCGGTGCCTCGTGTGAAGCATCGTCTCCACCTCGGCAAATATTGCCTTGATAGTCTCGCGCCTTACCTTCTGTGCATACTCATTCAGAGCGTCAAGTTCCTTCTGCGTAATTGTCACAGACCCCTTCGGGATCAGAACGAAATTATCTTTCTTCATCATTTATTTATCCCCCAAGCCTTCTGCTGTCTTTTTTTGTGTGCTGTCTTATAAGCCGCCTTAACCCTTGTCTCGATGTAGGCGTAGTCGGCGTTCCTCTGCTTATGGAGAAGCTCTCTATCCTTGGCTGATCTCTCCTGATAAGCTTTGTATTCCGGGCAATTGCTGTGGCAATTATACGTACTTGTCACGCACCGCCTGTCGCAACCCTTTCCGTTGTTATAACAAGGGACACTTCTATCAACATCTCTCATCATAAATTCTCCAATTTATCAATGTATTCTGTGGGATACCCATCCTTACCGAAGATTCTTTCCATCTCCCCGGTAAGGTACTCGGTCTGTGCTTCTCTTGAGTCTAATCTAGTATTGATACGGTACATCTCTCGCCAATTAGCAAGGAAGAGGAGGAGCCGCTTCTTACCAAAGCCAAAGCATCTGTTAAGAACGATACAAGCCATCTGAAGCCATATCTTCTGAAGTTCCGCCTGCTCGTGGCAAACCTGCTTTACTACCTCATCGGTCATTACCCTGTTGATGATATCCTTCTCGTGCTTAGGTAGTCTGTCCCACGATTTAGGTAACCTTGCTTTCATCCTTCTACCTCCGTAATAGAAATGATTTCTTTGTCGGGATAAGTCCTAAAGAATCTCTGCTTTGCGTCATACTTAGAGAATGCATCCATCACCACCGAGCGATGATTCTTCACCGCCCGGTATGTAATCTTGTACTTTTTAACCATCGTTATAAGTCCTTTCTAAAGCTCTTTCAAACGCTTCGTTTACATCGAAGTTGCCGTATCGCGCCTTTTCAGGCTTAGCTTTAGGCTTCGTGCTTACCTTGGAATCTTCTTCCCACCACTTGAGAATAGTATCGTAGTGGCTCTTAATACGTGCATTATTCTCGATAATGAATGTAGCAAGCCTCTCTACATAGCGGTTGAAGGCATCAAGACCGAGCCTGTCCATCAGATCCTCGAACTGACGATCCGTGAGGTAAACCACGTTCTTCCCAAGCTCACCGCCAATCAGCTTTAATTGATTTTCTTCTGTGGCCGTAGCCGTGGTGGCGGAATCGCCACTACTACCCTCTACTAAACTAGCCTTACCTAGACTAGCCTTACCTAACCTAACCTGTGTATCCATTTTGGATACATCTTGGATACATTCTGTATACGCGCCCTTTTCATCGATCATAAGGGAGGCTTTTTCCTCTATATATTTGCTCTCTTTATATCGGTCCTTTTGTATATAATTGTGGATTCTCCAATGCTTAATGACGATAACACCGCTATCAAATGCAAGAATGAATCGCTTTACAAGGAGCAGATTTAAGTCATCCTGACTTGCTCCCACCTGCCTCATAATGCTCTTAGGATTATTAACAAATCCGTCATCATCGGCAAGCATCCCAAGCGTGAAATATAAACACCTTGCACTCAATGGCATATCCAAGAATGCATCAGATGTCACTATAGTCTTGGCAAACATCCTTCTCTCAGCCATTATGTATCACTCTCCTATTTCTTTATGCCGGCACAGTTCTTCCGGAATAACACTTCGCTCCTTGCTGCCCTTTAGGCCCTGTGTCCCTGTTCTTGCCCCTCTTGGAGCTGATACGTGGCACGGGTCACCGTTTTTACACCTCGGTTTGAAGCAAGGCGCGGGATGATTAGTCCAAATATCCGTAGGCTTCATTCTCTCGTCACCATATTGGCAGTATGTAACTGTATAACGAGGCAGGCCTTGCATCCACATCATTTTACGCATTCCACCGACTGGGTTTTCAATGAAATAAAAGCGAGGTTTCAGCTCAGAAATAAGTTTCAGCACATTCTGATCGACCGCATCACAAAACGCCGCATAGTCGCTGATGGGGTCAAGGTTGCCTGTTTCCGCGTTCTTTCGTCTGTGGTGGCTAATAGCGGCAATACTAAAGGTGGCGCAATCGGGAGATGCCCATACCACATCGGGTCTGCCGAATTTATCAAGGATATCTTTGGCAGTTAACCCACCTATATCTGCATAAAGACTAATGTTATCAAAAGACTTGTCCCATTCTACAGAAAAGACCTCGTGACCTTTGGCCTCAAAAGCCTTGCCAATACTCCTTGTGCCTGCGAACAGCTCTAATACTTTCATTGTTTCCCCCTTAGAACGGTAAGTCTTCACCCGAGGAAATATCCTCAAAATTCTGACTATTCTGTGTAGAGTATGCTGTAGGCGTATAAGCCTCATTTTTAGCCTCTGTGGAGCTTTCTTTATTACCGGCGAAGGAAATCTCCTCCGCAATGATTTCTGTTGAGATACGCTTGTTTCCGTTCTTGTCAGACCACTCTCTGTTCTCAAGCCTACCGCATACGAGGATAGCCTGTCCCTTTTTGAAATAGCGGCTAACAAATTCAGCCTTCTGCTGCCAAGCTACCACGGTGAAGAAGTCCGTCTTTGCCTCTCGTGGGTCTTTGGAGTAGCGGCCAACCGCCACATTGAATGAACACACCGAAGTGCCGCCCTGTGTCTGCTTCAGCTCTACCTCGTTTGAGATATTGCCCATAATGATAACCTTATTTAATGCCATAACTAATTACCTTCCTTTTCTACGAGTCTGTATACCTTGAAGGATACGCTCTCGCCATATCTGTTTTTACTTGTTTTGGTTTCGCTTGTGATGTTATAACCCTGCCCCTTCAGATCGTGTATTCTTGAGGCAAGCCTTGCTACTCCGAGGTCATTAAAAGCCTCAAGAGTAGATATAGACCCAAACCTTCTCATATAGTCGATTATTCTTTGACACTGAGTTATTTTCATAATGCCTCCTATAAATAATTTTTATAAAATTCTCTGATGAAGTCCTCTACACTCCATCCGTACTCTTCCATAGCTTTTTTCTGTGCAAGCGCTTGTAATTTTCGCCTACGCTCTCTATTCTGATGCACTCCGCCCGGAGGCTCATTGTGACAGTAATGACAGAGCCTTACCACAAGACCAAGCCTGTCCGACTTATCTCGCAGCGCACCGCCAAACACGTGATGCCACTCAAGCCACCTATGCGAGCCACATATAAAGCAACGATGGGTATTATCTTGTATTATGCTTCTGCCCATAATGCTTTTAACCTCGCTATCTCATCGGGAGTCTCTGTGGGAATATCAAGCTGCTTGCAGTCCTGAATGATTAAATCAAGCAGCCTTGACATCTGTGCCGTATCGTATGTAGATGAGCCATAGTAAAGAATGACGTTTGTACACCCCTCTATTTTGCTTGGGAGCGTATCCGTTACCCAACCTATGCCGTTCTTCCCCCACCACTTACGAAGCTTTTCTACGACAGAATTTTTGGCACACACAATGTCGGAATTACCTCCGATATGCCTGATGTACTCTCGGTAGATATTCTCTTTAGACTCACCCGTCTTGGAGGCGAGCTTGTCCATAAGCACCCAAGCGTATGCGTTTGCATCAAGTGACCGCCTCGGCTTGTATGGCTTGATCTCTATGGACAGTTTTTCCAAGCCGTTCATATCGTCTACAAGCTGCTTGAAAATATTAAGCTCGTTGATCTCCAAGGTAAGCTGAGGCTTCTTTGACATAAAGCCGATGTTCGCACCGACTATTTTTCCCGTTACCTTCATTGCTTGTCCTTCTGCCATACGAAAGCACGGCAATTCTTTGTAGTATTCCATATAGCAAGAGCTGTAATCTGCTTATTCTCGATGATGATCTTCTCCACCACGAATTTATCAAAGCACTTGTAAACGTTGCCTGTCTGCTTGATATTGCACTTATCAGCAGGTATCCAAGTGAACGGTGCAGTATAAAGCTCTCTGCCGATGCCCCAATTAAAGCAAGCTCTCTTGAAGGAATCTGATGCCTCGCCCTTCTGTGCTTCGGTGTTACTCTCAGTGCCGCAGTCTGACTTCCATACCCAATCAGGAACAAGAATGTCACCTTCGTTTCCACTCATATCAATTTTCGCCGTGACACAGATTCCGACCCGGCAGAACAGGTTACCCTTACACTCGTAATGCTCTCTCTGCCAATTGGAAGAGCCTACCGTCTCGTCAAGGATATTCATATCTACTCTTGCATCCTTATAAAGCAGTAATACAAGGCCGTTCTCCTTTACGCTCTGCACACGGCACTCTATCTCATCTGCTCTTAAATCTCTGAATTTACACATCTTCTGTTACCTCTTCAAGGGGACAGCATTCCCCTATATACCTTTCAGGAAAATTTACTATAGTTTGTGTAAGGCCGCATCTCTGTGTAGCTCTTACGAAGAAATTACAATGCTTGCAGGCGATTTCAGGATTGTCTCGCCAATCTACGGGGAAGCTTACCTCTACCACGGCACGAGCCTTAATGTATCTCTTAACCCCGGTATCAAAGCAAGCCACCGTCTACCTCCTCCGCCTTCAGCGCATCCATAAAATCCTGAACGTCTTCCTTCAGTTTCTTATTCTCTTCCTTAAGCTTCTCGATCTGACACTCACGGATAAAAACCTCACCCTTGAGTCTATCTATCTCCATAGCCATAGCCTCAAGTACAGTCTTAAAAGTGCTATCTTTCATTTTTTAATCCTCCAAATAATCGTCTGTATCAACTAAGTAATCGCTTATACAATTTTCGCAAATATAAGTCCCCTCGATGTTGTAGAACTGTTCCTCAACGATTCTCTCGCCGCAGCAGTCACACTTGGGATACTTTCTCAGCCTTCTCTCCTGCGCCGCCTCATACATATCGTGCTGTTCAGTGTAATCGGGAATGTAATCCATATCAGGCCTCCTTTATTTTGCAAACGGTTTCTTCGGGATATGCTACCATAAAATTAACGAAAGCATCTGTATAGCTTGTCCCTTTAATCTCGGTATTCTTATAGCTCACTGCATCGTGAGTATGAGTAACGATCCATTTTTTCATCTTTTGTGTTTCCTTTTCATTCAGCATTTTGAATTTTTTTGTACTCTTCGGGATTTGCTGTGTAGTAGAGGCTCATCGTTTCGAACAGCCTCTCTGCCATTCGCTCTGTCTGTTCGGGTGTCAGCTTATCAACCTGCTTGCCTCCGATGTGGAGCGTAACTGTAAGTTTTTTCTCTTTCATAAAAAACTCCTTAAAAAATGATTCCTACATAGTATGCAGCTTATCGCTACATTGCTACGTTGTTTGGCTTTCCAAACTTATGCTGCAAAAAAATAAGCGCCAATTTCTTCATTGGGGATATCAAGCACCCTGCAAATGGAATCCATCTCATCGCCTTTGAACTGAAACTTGTTGTTAAGCTTTGCGCTCAGTGTAGCCTTGTTCATTCCGATCTCCTTTGCAAGCTGCTCCTGAGTGATGCCACACTCTTTCATTCTTCCGAGCAACTTTGAATAGTTGTACTTCATCTTCTGCCCTCCTTCCTTAAGTTGTCTGCAAGTTTGGCTTTCCAAACTTCTTGGCATCATTATACAACACCGAACATACGTTTGTCAAGAGGGTTTTTGAAATTTTCCAAACTTTTTTTGCACTATTTCGCCAAAAGTGTTGCTTTTTCCAAACTCATATGGTATAATATAGAAAAAGGAGGTGATAGAATGTATAAGGAAAGAGTCGCATCTTGTGGGAAAAGAATATCAAAAGCCTTGGCTATAAGAGATATGAGACAATCCGAGCTTTGCAAGCTTGCTAACGTGCCTAAAAGCTCCTTGAGCTTATATTTAAGCGGCGCGTACGAGCCAAAGCAAGATAGAATATATGCTATGGCAAAGGCTCTTAATGTTAGTGAGGCTTGGCTTATGGGATACGATGTCCCTATGGAAAGAGTGGATAGCTCATCCCCCGAAGAGCCGAAGCTTTCCGAGGGAGAGAAGATGTTACTTGATTTATTTAGGCAAGTTCCCGAAGATCAGCAACAGCTTGTTCTTGGGATGATCCGTGCCGCTTTAAATACAAAAGGATAGTTTCAACAGCTACGGCTAAGGCTGCCTGTGGGTTATCGTTTTCACGGATGATATTTATTAACTCTTTTTCATTATCTGTCATTACTATAATCTCCTTTCATATTAGAGCGAACATCTGTTCTGATTTCAGTTTATCTTAGAATATCAGAATTGTCAACAAATTTCGACAACTGAGTTTCTGACTAAATTATACAATCGCAAAAAACAAAAATCAATGCCCAACTTCGATACTTTTACCACTCAAGTTTTGTACCATAAAAGTATCGAAAATAATACTAGTTTATCAAGAGAGGATTAACTATGCTACTTGAAAATCTTAGATACTATAGAGAAGCATCGAATATGACCTACGAACAGCTCTCCGAAGAGAGCAAAACACCATTAAGTACCATAAAAAACATCTTTTCGGGCAAGAATGAGCCGTTAGTATCTACCCTACAGCGAATTGCTAAGGCATTAAATGTAACGCTTGATGATCTACTCGCAGATGCTAACGTAGTAGTTTCCTCCGCCTCTATAATAGAGGTGCAAGAAACTCTAGCCGAAACCGAGGAGAATCTTGCCAAGGTAGAAGAGACCGCCATCATTATGGAGTCAGAGCGTGACATTACCAAGATCGAGAATGAAAGACTAAAGGTAGAGAACGCCAACCTGAAGACCGAGCTTCAGCTTCTCAAACAGGAGCTTCATCACAAAGACGAGCTTCTTGAACTGCATAAGTTCTATAGAAAGCTTATACCGAATAACTGAGGAGGAGATAATGAAAGAATTTACTTTCATAGCCTATTGCACCTTCGGCAGAGGCGATTCGGGTGAGTCGTGGATCGATGTCGAGCTTACCGATGAAGAGGCCGAGATCCTCATAAAATTCGGCACACAACCCGACATATACTATAACGGCTTCTCCCGATGCAAAGAACTTGAAGACCTTTATCAAAAAATCTACGCTCTTGCAGTAGATCAGATGACCGAGGAAATGAGAGACTTCGGAGATGAAGACCACTCAGATGATTGGCAGGTCGATGATACATATGCCTGCGGAGTTAATTTCCCAAGAGAATTTGAAGATATGTTAGAAGAAGAATAAAAAGGAGGAAGTAACTTGGACGAATTATTAAAAATTGGAGCAGCATACATCAGAGTATCAGATGAGAGACAGGACGAGTATTCCCCCGACTCTCAGCTTAAGAAGATACGAGAATATGCAGCTCGTGAGGGGTATCAGATCCCCGATGAATATGTATTTTATGATGACGGTATTTCAGGCAGAAGCGTAAAAAAGAGAGATGACTTCAACCGTATGATCGCCATAGCGAAGGAGAAAACACATCCCTTTGACGTTATCTATGTATGGAAATTCTCAAGATTTGCTCGTAATCAAGAGGAGAGTATGGTATATAAGAATCTCCTCAAGAAAATGGGCGTAGCCGTATTATCCGTATCCGAAACAGTTCCCGAAGGCCCTTTCGGTACGCTCGTTGAGAGAATCATTGAATGGATGGATGAATTTTACTCCTTAAATTTAGGAGTAGAGGTAACGAGAGGTATGACCGAGAAGGCTTCCCGTGGAGAGCCTGTTGTGCCACCTCCATATGGATATGTAATGATAGACGGTAAATACTATCCCGATGAGGAAAGCGGAGCTGCTGCATTGGTCAGGGAGGTATTTGAAAGGTATGCAAACGGAGAGAAGCAGCGAGCCTTAGCTGTGTCCCTCGGTGATAGAGGTTTCCGTACAAGGCACGGTAATCGCCCTGATAACAGAGCTATAGACTATATGCTCACCAACTCAACCTATATCGGTAAGATAAGATACTCCACAGATGGAAGCAGAGCCATAAGTAGAAGGGACTTTACCAATGAAAGCATTATGGAGGTCGACGGCAAGCATCAGCCAATCGTCAGCAAGGAGCTTTGGGAAAAGGTACAGAAAATCCACGCTGAACAGAAAAAGATGTATCCGAGATACGCAAGAAAGGATCAACCGATAGAGTTTATGCTGAAAGGTCTTGTAAGGTGTAGCGCTTGCGGCGGGCCGATGGTAATGAGCCAAACCACAAGCGGAAAGGCAAAAATCCGAACAATGCAATGCTGTAACTACTCCCACGGCAAGTGCAGTACATCCCATTCAGTAATTATCCCGAAGCTTGAAACAGCACTTCTTCAGGGACTTGAACTTGCAATAGGCGAAAAGCAGTTTCAGATTATCCCTCAGAGGCCTAAAAAAGCAGCCCCCTCCGAGATAGACTATGAAAAGCTAATCTCCGTAGAGCATAGAAGAATGGCAAGAGCAAAGGAAGCATACCTTGCAGAGATTGATACGCTTGAAGATTATAAAAGACATAAAGAGGAGGCAGAGGCGAGGATCAGAGAGCTTGAGACTAAGCGAGATAAAGGCAACGTAGAAAAGATAGATGTAGATGCCTTCGCAAAGAAGGTCTCAGGAATACTGCAATTTATCAAGCGCACCGATGTCACCGATAAAGCAAAGAACGAAGCGCTCCACACTATAATTGAGACGATGATATATGAAAAAGCTAAAGGCAATTTAGCTATTTATTTTCACGATATTTAATCATCACTAATTGCATTTAGGTCCGCCGAGGGCGGTTATTATGAGGCCTGCAAGACGGGGATTGGGCCTTGCGATCTTTACGGGGTACTGAAGCTGCTTTTCATATATCCACATAC